CTGGAATCCAGACCACCGTGGAGTTCGTCCACATATTCAAACGAAGCTGTTTGAACACGTTCTCTTCGGCAGGATTCTCCAGGGCATTTTTATATGCTTCACGCACACGCTCAATGGCAATGGTATGGCCGAGGGACGGGTTCGCTTTATACCAGTTAGCTTCATCGTTCCAGTCATCTCCTTCCTCCAGACCATAGACCACAGGATAGAACGTGCTGTCGTTCTTCCTGCCATTCATGATGTCCAGAGCCTTTGTGTGCAGTTCATAGCAGATGGACTGCTTATCCGTTCCGGCTGTAGTGATGATAAAGAACAGAGGCTGTTCACGGGCATCACCAGAGCCTTTGGTAAGGACATCGTACAACTTACGGTTCGGCTGGGCGTGGATCTCGTCAAAGACCAGCCCAGACACATTCAGACCATGCTTGGTGCCAGTCTCGGCAGAAAGCACCTGGTAGAATCCGGCATTGCTGTAGTTGACGATACGCTTGGTCGCCGCCGCAATCTTCGACCGCTTCATAAGGGCTGGGCTTTTCATGACCATCTGCTTGGCAACATCGAAAACGATGGATGCCTGATTACGGTCACAGGCTGCACCGTACACTTCGGCGCTGGCCTCGCCATCAGCATATAAAAGATACAGGGCGATGGCTGCCGCCAGTTCTGACTTGCCCTGTTTCTTGGGGATTTCAACATAAGCTGTGAGGAACTGCCGCTTGCCGTCCGCCCGGACGATACCGAAGATGTCCCTCACGATCTGCTCCTGCCAGGGGAGCAGCATGAACTTCTTACCATCCCACTTGCCCTTGGTGTGCTTTAAGTTCTGGATGAACTTTACGGCACGGTCAGCTTTAGCTTTGTCGTAGTGGGAAGTAGGGAGCATAAACCTGCAAGGTGTGTATTCGTAGGACATTATTCCTCACCTCCCAGCAGAGCCTCCATCTCATCGGTAGGGTCAACAGCACCCTCACCGCCCACGATCCTACTTCGTGCCGAAGGAGTCAGACCGAACTGCTCACAGAACTTCAGCATGATTTTCAGATTCGTCTGGGCAATGGAAACCTGCGGGACTTGCTGTAAATATCCATTGGGGGTACGCACCATCGTACCGTGCTGGGTAATAAATTCTTCGGCTTCCTTCCAACGGGCGTATGCTTGGCAGTATCCGGCAAAGGCAGCCATATCCATTTCGGTCAGCAGACCCAGCTGTTCCAGAACCTTGCCCATACGCTTCCATTCCTTTTTGGCTTCATCCTCCAGCCAAGCCGGACAACGTGGAGCCTTCTTGGCAGGCTTCGGCTCGTTATGGTTTAAGGGTCTGCCACCCGGATTTCCTTCCAGTTCTTTCAGTGCCGTAGGTTTCGGTTTTCTTCCTCGCTGTGCCATCCAGCCCACCTCCTTTCGCAAAAATGGCATCAAAAAAGACCCCTTTCGGAGCCTCGGTAAAGAGAAAACAGCCCCAGAATCGGAGCTGCCCTCGTATCGTTATTACTGTTCGCCCGTCAAAATGAAGTGGGCGTATTTATCTTTGTGTTCTTCGATGAACACCACCAAATCGTAGAAATGCATCTCATCGGCAATGACCTGCACCGCATTGGTGTCGAACATATTGGTGCGACCCGTGGCTCTGACAGCCAGTATCTGGTCACGCACCTTATCGCTCATGGTGGGAACTTTCTCAAATCTGTCCACGCCAAGGATGAGGCTTAAGCTGCCACCGCCATCCCAGGACATCATGATGTGTCCGGCATCGTCCACCGCAGTGACTGTCCCCAGCGTTCCTTTGGGCGGTGCCTGGGCATCGTCCATCGCAAGAAGCCTCACTCTGGTTCCGGCTGGGTACTCCCTTCGGAGCCGTTCCACCGTCTTACGGTCTGGGAATCCGTTACTCATTCAGACCCACCTCCTTGAGCAGCTTGGAGGCGTAACGCTTGCCCACGCTGTCCGTGAGTGCGTTTTCCAGGAAGCTGGGGTCAAAGCCGAAGTGGGCGTATCCGTCCAGGCAGACCTCGTAATAGTGCAGGGACGGCATTCCCAGTTTCCGTTCTTCGTGCATGATGTAGATGGTGGCATCCACCCGACCGAGGCTCACATCGCCCAGCAGGGAGAACACTTCCACATTCATGGTGTCCTTGTAGTAGAAGGTCGGATACCCCTCGTAGCGGTCGAGTCTGGCTTCATCGTATTCGGTGATCTTCCAGACCAGCACGGGAACTCTGGAGCCTTCCTTCTTTTCTACCGTAAGGTAGCTGCCGGACTGGCTTCCTTTGAACAGAAGCTGGTAGTCCGGGATGGTTGCCTTGCCCACATACACTGCGTAGGGGCATCTCTGCACCATCTGGGCAATCGACAGGTTACTGCCGTATGCAAGGTAGTATTTTTCTTTCATATGCGATTCATCCTTTCTGAAGGGTTCACCCTCCTACCACCTTAAGACCGCCGAAGCGGTCGGAAGGGGGCCTGAGGCTAAATCCTTCAAGCGGCGTTTCTGCCGTGTCTGAAGGCGGTGTCGCCGTCCAGGTTCTTTGTCAGAAGCTCTCTGGCGGTTGCGAACTCGTCACCAATGAAGCCGAGGCGCAGGAGCCAGGTTCTCATGGCGTATTTCGGATTCTCAACCTGGGGTTCTTTGGGGCTGGCAGTCTTGACCATCATCGCCATCTGGCTCAATGCGAGGCAAAGCTGAATGTAGCTTTTCAGTTCTCCAGCGTGAAGTCCTCCTCTGCGTTCCCCGTTGGGGTTGGCAAACTGGAAGCATCTAAACTCGACCGTGCCGTGGGTGAAGCAGGCGTGGTAGTTGAGCATATGGTAGCGGCTGCTGTTGTAATGCTGGCTTCTGCTTTCGTAGCGGTAACCATCGTACCAAATGTCTGCCAGGGCATCCATCGTCTGGGGCTTTCTGCGATTCAGCTTGGCAAGGAAATCCTTGTTGACCGTGTTGCAGTAGCGGTTGATGCGGTTGCGGTCGAGGCGAAGGGCAGAAATCAAAAGGCTTTCGTGGCTTGCCATGATGTTGGCGAGGTTGCGAAGTGTCTGGGGGCTGTGTTCGCCCAATCCGATGTGGATGTGGACCCCACACATATGGGCGGGGTCGCTTTTCGCTCCGGCGTGGCGGAGGTTGCGGATGATTTTCTGCAAGTCCTCAATGTCGCTGTAGCGGAGGATCGGCGTTCCCATCTCCGTTTTCTCCTCATCGCAATCTGCGTGGATGCTGGAGTCTCTGGTGATTTTCCATTCCCTACCCTGGTTGTCCTTGCAAACCCAAGCGTAGTAGCCGCCACCGAGGTAGCGAACCGTGTCCTCCGTGCCGTAGTAGGCTGCGATGGTGCGGCAGGCTTTTTCTCTGGTGATGTTGTACATCTCGACCTCAACGCCGATGGTCTGCTTCTTCATTTCTTCAATCTGGATTCTGGTTCTTTCGTTCATAATATGTACCTTCCTTTCGGTTCTTTGCGATGTGTGTTTTCCCTTTCGGTAGTGACATATTCGCTCTAAAAGCACATATTATCAAGTTAATTCTGAGCCATAATCTACACAAATATCACGCGGGATAATTGTGTAGATTACGGGCATTTTACTCATCCTCAGACTCCAGTTCAGCAGCCTTTTTCGCAGCCCGTTTGGCTTTCTGGTCAGCCTTGAATTTGTCCGCCGCCTCATCAGTTCTGAATGCCGAGTGGCCTTTCAGACCAGCCATCAGCTTGTTGCGGTAGGCTTTGGGTTCCGCACCGCCAAGTCCCAGCTGGATGAGCCAGGTGCGGAAATAATACTTTTCATTCTCCGGCTTCAGTTCCTTGGGGCTGATTCGCTTGGCTTCCTTTGCCTTTGTCACCATGATAGGGACAAGGTAGGTAAAAGCCTGGTCTTTATCGGTATCGCCCGTGCTGGCAAAGGTGATGGTCACCTTCTCGTCATCAAAAGCGATGCCCTTGCTCTCGTGTTCGGCGCAGAGGGCGATAAACGCCGCCTTGTCCGCAGGCGGGTTGTTTTCCAGGGCTTCCACCAAAGCCTCGCTGACGGCGAAGCAGGGCAAGCCAACCGCCTTGTTCAAAAGGTACTGCTTGCTGTGGAGCATGAACACCAATCGTTTCATGGCTTCCGCATCCATATCCATCAGAGGGACCGAAACCGCCAGTTCCGTAATCTCCCTGTCCAGGAAGCCCTGGGTTTCCAAATGGGTTCTCAATTCTGCTTCTCCTTCCTCCGACTCCGAAGTGATGACTCCGGCTCGGTCAATGATGTAATTGCCTACAGCGTAGGCAAAGGTCGGGGGTCCCATGTAGTGGATCTCGTTCCCCGTAAATTCGGCGATGGATTTCGCCAGCTTCTTGCGGTCAGTTGCGTTTGTTTGAATGGTCATGGTATGTACCTCCTTGTCTTTTGGTACTACCATATATTGCTCTAAAACGATGAAATAGCAAGTCAATTCTGAGCGAAATCCATCTTTATTTTCAGCCCTTTTCGGCTGCCCAGACAATGCCGGACAGGACGAAATAAACACAGGGCAGAGCCACGCCGTTGCCCCACATCTTGTATTCGGCGGCATCGGCATAAGGGTCCTTCAGCCACTTGGCGATCTGCTTTCTGGTCTTGGGCTTCTTGCTGGTATCGGTCAGCTGACGGAAGGTTTCAAACACACCTTCCCAGCGGTCGATCTCCTCCTCGGACGGGTTCTCCACCCCAAGGT